GCTAAAGTACCTACGTGGGATGGGCAGAGAAAGGGTATGGATATTTATAAAATACCTCAACCTGTTCCTGTTGATATAACTTATAATGTTAAAATTTTCTGTAATAAAATGAGACATCTTAACGATTTTAATAGAAAAGTATTACAGACTTTTTCATCAAGACAAGCATATACTGAAATTAAAGGACATTATATACCTATGATATTAAACAGTTCGTCAGATGAGTCGGTATTAGAATTAGAAAAAAGAAAATACTATGTCCAAAGTTATGAATTTTTAATGATGGGGTTTTTATTAGATGAGGAAGAGTTTGAGGTTTCACCAGCGATTTCACGAACCTCTACTGTTTTTGAAGTTGAAACTTTTAACAGTAGTAAACGAGCAAAGAAATTTCCATCTAACCCTAAGAATTTTGATTTAGATATTCTATTTACAAGCGGCACCACTGCTCTTACTGAAACTTATAGATATGAAGTGGACTTATCCATTTTAGAATCTACCAATGTCGACAGTTATTCTACATATATTAATAACAACTATATTGGAGACGATGTTCCAATCATTAAGGTTTCTACAAACGATTTAATAAAAATCGATGTAGTCAAAACCGATAATACTAAATCTTCAGTATTAAAGGCTAAGGCCAGATTAGTTTAACTATTCTCCGTATATATCTTTTTGTTCCTTACACTTTTCCTCTATCATCTTCTCTAAGAACTTGTATATCTTAAGTCCGTGTTTTTCGCAATAAGTTTTTAGTAGTTGATGTGACTCAGGTGAAATTTTTATGTTTTTTATTTTACTCATCCATGTTTTTTTAAAAAGTAGAAAAAAGGTAGAATTTTTTCCTACTCTTTATAAATATAGTCTTTATGTAATAGTTTTTTCATCTTTTTCGTAATATTTATCTATAAATAAAACTTAAGAAAAAATTACAACATGGCGACATCTAACAAAGTATTCGTATCTCCGGGTGTTTACACATCAGAAAGAGATTTAAGTTTTGTAGCACAAAGTGTAGGTGTAACTACTCTTGGTTTAGTGGGTGAAACAATTTCGGGACCAGCGTTCGAGCCGATTTTCATCACAAACTTTGACGAGTTCCAATCCTATTTTGGTGGTACAAATCCAACTAAATTCGTGAATACTCAGATACCTAAGTATGAGGCGGCTTATATAGCTAAATCGTATCTTCAACAATCAAATCAATTGTTTGTTACAAGAGTACTTGGACTATCGGGGTACGACGCGGGACCTTCATGGTCAATAAAAACTATCGGTAACTTAGATAGTACAGGAACTACAGCAACATCTGTTTCGGGTCCTTTCACTATTGCATTCTCCGGTGTTTCAGGAACATCCACAAGCACGGCTATCACCAACTATGGTGGTTTACCAGCTAGTATTTTAGGTGTGATAAATCATCCTTATGAGACATATACGGGTGGAGAGTCGACTTTAGAGGGTGACTTCAAAAAATATTTTTATCAAGAAATTGCTAATCCAGCAAATTCAGGTAGTACTTCATACTTTTGGGGAGCGGTAAGTGCTTCTACTTATAGTAGTATAACAGGAGCGTCATCGACACCTAATTATACAGGTAATACAAATGTACTCGCTGTTAATAATGTACAGTTTGAAAATAACGTTTTAAATGCGTCAGTTAATGACCCATGGTATTACGCGTTATTCACTGAAAACTCAGGAGTATATAATGGTACAGGTTTTGGTTTTGGTGTTACTACCTTAACTAATACAGGCGGATTAAATTACGAAGGAACTGCTGAAGTTTACATAACTAACTATACGGGTACACCTATGAGTGAATACCACGATTTAGTTGTGGGGACATTACGTTCAAGAGGTATTGATACATACACTACTGATGATGGACCAGTTTACGAAGTGTCAGGTTTAACTGATGTGATGATTGACTGTACAGGAGCATTTTCAGCAATATCAACAAACCCATTCGCAACATTTGGTATAAGTGGTTTAACTGCGGATAACGACACTTTCACATTTAATACATCATTTAATATTGCAAATTCTAATTACGTATCAAAGGTATTTGGTAAATCTAATTTTGCTAAACCTAAAGCGGAAGTTCCATTATTCTTAGAAGAAGAGTATTACAACTTATTAAATACAGGTTATAGGTTAGGTAAAGTAAGAGGACTTGATTGTTCTTTAACTGCATTACCAAGTGCGAGAGGAGATGCTGGTACTAATACTAGTATTGGTTGGTATCTTGATAGATATCAAACACCTGAAACACCATATTTGGTTTCAGAATTAAGAGGTAATAAAGTTTATAATATGTTTAAATTTTTAACAGTCTCTGATGGTAATTCAGCAAATAAAGAAGTAAAAGTTTCCATAATGAATATTTCATTTAATAATGGAACATTTGACGTTGCGGTTCGTGACTTTTTTGATACAGATGCTAATCCTGTAATCTTAGAAAAATTTACAAATTGTACAATGGATGTAAACCAAAACAGTTTTGTAGCTAAGAAGATAGGTACATCTAATGGTGATTTTGAACTAAGGTCAAGATTTATCATGTTAGAAATGAATGAAGATGCACCTATGGATTCATTACCTTGTGGTTTCCGAGGATATGAAACAAGACAATACTCAGGAGTTAAATCACCTTTCTTAGAATATAAAACTAAATATGATACACCAGGTGAAGTTATTTGGAATCCACCATTCGGTTCTGCAACAGGTACTGATAATGAAACAAGAAGTTCAGGAGATAGAGTTAGAAGAACTTTCTTAGGTGTTTCTAATACAGTTGGAATAGATTCAGATTTCTTCCAATATAAAGGAAAACAAAACCCTACTAACTTAGCTACTGCTACTGACTCACAACCGTGGTCTTACCTCACTAAAGGTTACCACATGGATTCAGGAGCGACTGTCATCACAATATCGTCTAATTATGTTACTTCGGGTGAAACAGCTTTCGAAGTTGGAGACGCAAGTTTTGATTCAGAACCACAAGAGGGTAGTCCTTATTACAGATTAAATGCACGTAAGTTCACTGTAGCACCATCAGGAGGTTTCGATGGATGGGACATATATAGAGAATATAGAACTAATGGTGATAGATACCAATTAGGAGCGGCAGGATTTAGAAAAGGTGCAGCACCTTCAATCTCTTATCCTACGGCTACAGGTTGGGGGGCATTTAAACAAATTACGGGTCCTGACCAATTAACTTGGGCTAATACTGATTATTACGCTTACTTATGGGGTCAATATACCTTTAATAATCCTGAATCAGTTAATATAAATGTTTTTGCAACACCAAACATTGATTATGTAAATAATTCAAACTTAGTTGAGTCTGCAATTGACATGGTAGAACAAGATAGAGCGGATTCGGTTTATATTTGTACAACTCCTGATTATCAAATGTTTACACCAACATTAGGTGATTTTGATACTAACTTTATTTATCCTGAAGAAGCGGTAGATAATTTAGAAGACACAGGAATTGATTCAAACTATACCGCAACTTATTACCCATGGATTTTAACGAGAGATTCGGTAAATAATACTCAAATATATCTCCCACCAACAGGTGAAGTTGTTAGAAACTTGGCATTAACAGATAATATCGCTTTCCCTTGGTTTGCAACTGCAGGTTATACAAGAGGATTAGTTAATTCTGTTAAAGCACGTAAAAAGTTAACACAAGAAGACAGAGATACACTATATCAAGGTAGATTAAATCCAATAGCAACCTTCTCTGATGTGGGTACAGTTATTTGGGGTAATAAAACTTTACAAGTTAAGGAATCAGCACTTGATAGAATAAACGTAAGAAGATTGTTATTACAAGCTCGTAAATTAATTTCGGCAGTGGCTGTTAGGTTGTTGTTTGAACAAAATGACGAACAAGTAAGACAAGAATTCTTAGACTCAGTTAATCCAATCTTAGATAGTATTAGAAGAGATAGAGGTTTAATTGACTTTAGAGTGACAGTTTCTGGAACTCCTGAAGATTTAGACTCAAATACGTTGACGGGTAAAATTTACTTAAAACCTACAAGAGCACTTGAATTCATTGATATTGAATTCTTAATTACACCTACAGGAGCATCTTTTGAAGATATTTAATATCTGACTATTTATTAAATTGAGGGGGGAATTATCCCTCCTCTTAGCCAATTAAACGTTTAAATAAAAAAAATAATGGAATTTAAGAAAAAAACACTTAGTGAAGCTTTAGAAATTAAAGCTAATGGAAATAAGTCTTTCTCTGAAAAACCTCAAAATATTGTTATTTCTGAGAATCAGTTAGAGAGATTAATTGAAAAACTTAACACTATTAAAAAATAGAAGTATGAGTTTAAAGAAGGTTATAAGGGAGTTTTATTATGAAAAACAATTACGTGAAGGGTTTGACCCTGAAGGTAATCCTGATTTAAAGTATTATGCTTTTGATTGGGATGATAATATAGCCACTATGCCCACACAAATAATTCTCCTTTCTGATGACAATAAAGAGATTGGGATGTCTACTGAGGATTTTGCAGATTACAGGGGGATGATTGGTAAAGAACCCTTCAGTTATAAGAATGAAATGATTATTGGGTACGCAAATGACCCATATAGAAATTTTGGAGTAACAGGAGATAAAGCATTTATTATAGATTCAATGTTAGCTAAACCAGGACCATCTTGGAATGATTTTGTTGAAGCAATAAACGGAGGTTCAATTTTTTCAATTATAACGGCAAGAGGACATACACCTTCAGTGTTACGTGACGCAATTTACAATATGATAGTAACTGACCATAATGGAATAAGTAAGGAGTCTTTAATTGATAATTTAAAAAAATATCGTAATATGGTAGGTGATGAAGAAAAAGACTCGTCAATTATGATTAATGATTATTTGGACCTTAATAGATATTACCCCGTAACTTACGGTGAAGGTAACGCGGCGGACCCTGAAGAAGGGAAAATTAAAGCGTTACGTGAATTTATTTCGTATGTTAGAGATATTAGTAAAAGTATTGGTAAAAAAGCCTTTCTTAAAAATGATATAAAAAATAATTTTATACCGATGATTGGGTTTTCTGACGATGACCCAGGCAACGTAGAAAAGATTAAAGCATTTTTAGATAAAGAATATAAAGATAAACCAGTTAAAACCTATTTAACTAAAGGAGGAGATAAAAAAGAAGTTTAATAAAAATTATTATTTTATTTGCTCTAGTAGATTACTGAAAAAAAAATAAAAGTAAATAGAAAAACTTTTAAACTGGATATTTATAATTAAATAAACTAAAGAAATATAAAACCAAAATACAATGGCAGACTTATTAATGAAAATGCCCGTTCCCTATGAACCAAAAAGGAAGAATCGATTTATACTATCGTTTCCATCATCATTGGGTATTAATTCTTGGTATGTTGAGTCTACATCAAGACCTAACATCCAAATCGGGTCAACAGAAATTCCTTTTTTAAATACATCCACATATGTGGCTGGTAGATTCGTGTGGAACACGATAAACGTTACATTCCGTGACCCAATTGGTCCATCCGCCTCACAAGCTTTAATGGAGTGGGTTAGATTACATTCAGAGTCCGTAACAGGTCGTATGGGGTATGCAGCAGGATACAAGAAAGACTTAGACTTAGAAATGTTAGACCCAACAGGAGTTGCAGTTGAAAAATGGATTCTACAAGGAACCTTCTTAACTGATGTTAATTTTGATAGTTTAGGGTATGGTGATGATGCACTTGCTACGATTACAGCGACATTACGTCCTGATAGATGTATTTTGGTATACTAATATAAAACAAGTATTGATTATAGAACAATAGATTATATATTTAAGACCATAGGAGTTATAATACTTCTATGGTTTTTTATTTTAATTAACAATTATGGACCAAGGAAAACAATACGGACAAGCTAATATGGACTTACCACACGATGTGGTACCATTACCATCGCAAGGGATATTCTACGTAAATAAGAAAAAATCTCTTAAAGTTGGGTATTTAACTGCTCAAGATGAAAATATATTATTATCATCTTCAGGGGATAAGAATTTAGTTACTACATTACTAAAGAATAAAATTTACGAACCAGACTTCAATATCAATGATATACTTGATGGAGATGCTGAAGCTATCTTAATATTTTTAAGAAACACCGCATTTGGTCCTGAATATAATTTTAAATTAAAAGACCCAAAAACTAAAAAAGATTTTGATGCGACTATTTTATTAGATGAATTAAATATCTTACAACCAAAAATTAAACCAAATAATAAAGGATTATTTGAGTTTAACCTACCAAAAACAGGTGTTAATGTAATCTGTAGACTTTTAAACGTAGGAGACACTACTGAGTTAAGTCGTTTAGACGAAAGTTACCCTGTAGGTGTCACAGTTCCAATTGTTACAAAAAGATTAGAAAAACATGTTGTATCTATTGACGGTGATGAGAACCGAGAAAAAATATCAACTTTTATAAATACGCTACCTATTATGGATTCTAAATTTATTAGGAACACAATGTCAGATTGTGAACCTAAATTAGACCTAGATAGAACTGTTATGGCCCCGTCAGGAGAAAAAGTGAATGTGCGTATCACTTTTGGGGCAGAGTTTTTTCGTCCTTTCTTCTGATTATAGGAAAGTTATGCTTGATGAGTTCTATTATCTAAGTAAACATGTAAATATGTCTTACTCAGACCTACAAATTATGCCTACATATGAGAGAAAATTCTTTATTGACAAGTTATCATCCGAATTTGCTAAAAAAAATGAGGAGATTGAAAAACAAAGACAAAAATCTAGGTAAACGATATTTATAGTAAAACTATTTTATGTTTCAATCAAATAATTCAGGTTCAGGAAGTATTAGTGATGATGTAAAAAACATCAATACTCAAATAGATTTAGCTAATATTGGACTAAAGAGTTTCACTCAAAGATTAATGGCGAGTGTAACTGATGTTAAAACGGTTATACAAGATGTTGGTGGATACAACACAAAAGCCGCTCAAGCGGTTAGAGAGTCAATAGGTCAAACTAGAATTGTTAGTGACGAAATACAGAGAATGTCCGCTAACGCCGCTAAAACAACATTAGGTATTGGTGTCACTATAGAAGATAATATTAGTTTATTTGCAGCATTGAATAATTCAATGATGAGAACAACTTTTTTTACCGATGAACAAGTTGTTAGATTTCAAGCCTTAGGTCAAATTGCTAATATGACTTCAACTGAATTAGCTACAATGGCTACTTCATTTGATACATTAGGGTATACAACAGACGAAACTCTTGACCACATGCAGAGTATGACTGAAGAAGCGAGGTCATACGGAGTAAATGTATCATCATTTATGAGTGAGGTTAACAAGAATTTAAAGTTAATGGTAACATACAACTTTAAAGATGGAGTACAAGGTCTATCAAAAATGGTTGCGGAAGCTCAAGCCTTAAGAATTGACATGAGTAAAACTGTTAGTTTTGCTGATGAGTTAATGTCACCTGAAAAAGCAATTGAAACTGCCGCAGGATTCCAAATGTTAGGAGGTGCGGTCGGAGCGTTAGGTGACCCATTCCAATTATTACATATGGCCCAAACAGATATGGAGGGTCTTCAAACAAGTCTTGTCGATATGGCAGGAGCTTCAGTAGACTTCAATAAGGAGACAGGTGAATTTAATATACCTGTTACTGAGATGTATCGACTTAGAGAGGCCGCCAAACTTGCGGGACAATCCTATCAAGAATTTTCAGAAATGGCAATTAACTCAGCTCAACGAACTGAAAAATTAAAATTACTCGATGGATTTAATACGGTACCTGAAGAACAAAAAGAATTAATTGCGAGTTTAGGTAAAATTGGTGCTAATGGGACCATGGAAATAACGATGCCTGATGGTTCAATCAAAAAAATAGGTGAAGGGTTTAATGAGTTAGTGGGAAGTGATTATGGTGAGTTACAGAGTATGTTAGATGTTAATAATATGTCTGAAATAGACATTGCAAAACAGTCTATGGGTTATCTAAATGAAATCTCGAATGCTCAATCAGTTTTAACTAATATGACTAGATTACAATTAGCTTCTGGTGATGGATTTACAGATATAGCAGGTTCACTATCAAAATCGAACTCACTAATATTAGACGCGATGAAAAAAGAAGGTGGTGAAAATTTGTCTATTCCTCAAGAATTAATTGATTTATCCGCAGCCATTAATACACAACTTAAAGTAACTCCAGAACAAGCAGAAAAAGTGGCGAAGACTACATTTCAGTTTATTAATGATACTTTTGCTATGGTAAAATTAAAATTAGGTACTTATGATTTTAACGAACAATTTGATGAGATATTTGATGGACTTAAAGAGGCGTTAGAAAAATTAAATATAAATGTACCTTCAATAAATGGTTCAAATACACCTGAAAGGGACGTTCAAACAGGTAATACACCACCGGTTATAAATGCCCCTAATAGAGATGTTGAAGTACAAGCAATAACTACACCTGATAGAGATGTTGCTGTTAATACTATTCAAACATCAAGTCTTAATGTAACTCAACCTACTAATAATGAACCAGTACAATTAGCAGTAAATGGTCAAGTAAACCTAAATATTGAAGGAATACCTACGAACTCCCCTCTAACTAAAGAACAGTTAAGTACGTTACTTGTTAATAATCCTGACGCCATGGTAAAAATAAAATCTCAATTAGAAAATAGGT